GTTCAGTAATGGGACTTCCTGTATTCGTAGATCCATACATCTCAGGTACAGGCGACGATTCAATCATCATGGTAAACCGCGAAGCGTTTACATGGTACGAAGGTGCCGGTCCACTACAACTCCGTACTAACATCGTTGGTACAGGTCAGGTTGAAGTTGGTTACTACGGCTATGGCTCAGCAGTTACTTTGACTGCTGGCGGTGCGTTCACACTAAACCAGAACGCGTAAGTAACACCTTAATCATGGGGGGGCGGTTGCTCCCGATCGCTCCCCCAGCAGTTTAGAGAGGATGAAATGCCAAGTATTATCACAGCTACAGAGTTGAGGTCGGTACTTGGCGTTTCATCAGCTCTTTACAGCGATAGTTATCTAAACGACATAATTGACACTAGCGAGGCTGTAATTTTGCCTTTGCTTACTACTTTTGCATCACCAGTTGCCAAGGTTTCGCTGACTGATAATGTCGCAACCTTTGAGACAGTAGGAATCCATGAGTTCACCGAAGGACAATCAGTTGTCATCGCAGGATGCGGGACTCCATTTAACGGCACTCGAACAGTCAATGCTGATGTCGATGCGTACACATTTACAGCAAACATCACTAATGCCGATGTCCTCGAACGCAATGTCATTCCTAGCGGATCCGCAACACTTACAGGCGCTTCGACTTATGTTGGAGTTGCAGCGGTCGAATCCGCAATCATCGTAGTTTCAGTTGAAGTATTCCAATCTCGTACTGCTCCAGGCGGACAGATTGAAGGCGTGGACTTTGCTCCATCTCCTTATCGAATGGGTCGCAGCTTGTTTAATCGCGTAGTCGGTTTGCTTGGACCTTACATCGATGTTGAAACAATGGCTCAGTAATGCCGAGCACTATTCTTTCAGCAGTTCGTACTCCTCTTGCCACAGCATTATCTGGAGTTACAGCAAACGTATTTAGTTACGTTCCTGAGCAGATCCCAGCTCCTGCTGTTGTCCTCGTTCCGGATTCTCCCTACATGGAGTTTGAGACAATTGGCAAGAGCACCTTTCGATGCAAATTAAATTACACAATTACCTGCTGCGTTGCCTATAACAGCAACCCTGCAAGTCTTGATAACATAGAACAACTAATCACAAGCGTTATAGCCAGCGTTAAAAGTCCAGCCCTCGACAAAACCTTGGAAAGCGCCGTCGGCTATGTTTGTAGGTAACTCAGTAATGTTTACTGGCATGCCCATAAATACCTCTAGCAAGGCATCGCGATCTGTGTCATCAATCTCCGGGCTCGTGAGTGGGAAAGTGATCGACTTAAACTGCGCCTGTGGAAAAGCTCTTAAAGTCAGATAAAACTCAGCCTGAGATAAAGCGTCTGCTGTATTTTCCAAGGATGTCTGGATGTTGTAAGCCTGTTGCCCATAAATAGCAATAGATTCTGCATCTGAGGCTGATTGCTGTTGCCCATTTTTGTAAGTAATGGTTACGTTATTGCGAACATCGCCTGAACGTTTTGAAGTACGAATACCACGAGCAAGAGCGTGATGACCTGTTAAATCAACATAGCCATTAGCAGCTAGGTAAGTGTTGCGCCTAGTACTATCGGCATACCCGATTCTGCCCTGTGAATCCTCGTAGAGGTATCCGAGTCCAGAGGTAGCCAAAGATGATACCAAGCTGTAAATATCAATCGTGCTAGAGGATCGAGCTGTTAATTCATAATCACCAGGTTGATCGATACCTCCAAGTCCAGAGTTTTCGGCATCTGTCCAATTTGTTGTAGCGTTGTAAGTTGCCCAAGTTGTGGCAGATGGCACTTCATTCCAAGTATTAAACAATGCTTGGCTAAGAATTGTGTAAATCTGGTCTCCATCGAAGTCCTTGCTCAAAACGCCCGTTGTAAGGGTTTTAGGCAGTTTAGATAGAGCACCCAAGGCAACTACCTTAATTGACTCTGAAATGCCGTTAGAACCCGCCTGAGTGACCTCTACGTCGATATCAGTAACATAACCACCAAACAGATTTACAAAAGTGCCAGTCGAATCTTTAATCTTAATCACAATTTGATCGTTGATATCCATAACAATCGGTGACTGGTCAAGATTGATAATCTCAACATTGCAATAACCTGCATAAGGTTGAGAATAAATGTCTTGGCGACCAGATGTGATCGTAAGGTTAGCAAGCGTTAGATTTGTGTAATCCCCACCGCCATTAATGGTCACTTGCCATTCTGGAGTCCATTGACTCATAGAACCAGAGCCGATCCAGCGCCACCGCCACCGCGGTAGGACGACTCGTTAATAATCTCCACAATCTGACGGGCTACGCCTTCCTTGTCCAAGGCTCCAGTTACATTGATGTTATACACGCTACCGGAGGTTGCAGCTTCTGCTTGACGGAATCTACCTGCGCTAAAAGATCCATTAATAACTTGACCCGCTGAGGCAGCTGAGGCAGCAACCGATGCTATGGAAGATGCTGACGATGTTGTCGGTGATGTTACTGGAGGAGGAGTTGGGTTTGTATTGCCTGTTGATGCACCAGTGCTAAAGGATGTTCCGTTAGGCATTGTTCCACTAAATCCAGCAGCACCTCCACCAGAGGTTGCACCAATCTTTGTAAGATAAGGCAGGTCGTTGCCAACCTTGATTAAGTTAAGTCCACGAATAACCAGGTTAATACCATCAATGGCTGTATTTAGTAAAGGCTTAATAGCTGCTAATACGTTTGAAATAAGATTAAGAACGGTGCTTGCAATAGATCCAATTACATCAAAAGCCTTGCCGATGATTGTTCCGATGATTGGAGCAGCAGCCTTGATCACATCAAAGAAAGCCTGGAATTCATCTTTGTTTTCGATGATGGTCGCTTTGATCTTGTCAAAAGCGGATTTCATACCGTTGAAAATTGGAATCACAAGTCCTGAGATAGTGTCTACAAGAGTTGTTAGGATCCCATTAACACCAGCAGTCTTATCCTTATTGCTACCAAAAGCATCTGCGACGCTTTGAACGATTGGAATGACTTTAGTTGAGAAAAATGTGGTTAATTCTAAAACGATCGGCAGAAGCGCCTCACCGATGGTTACTTTAGCGTTTTCAAGTTGCGCCGTTAAGATTCGGGTCTTATTGGCTAATCCGTCAGATGTTCGCTCAAAGTCTCCCTGAGCTGCGCCAGTTTGCTTATAGATTAACTCTTGGGCTGCTAATACCTTTTGTTGTGGAGTTAGTGCATTCTTTGTCGTGCTGATAATTCCCAGCTCTAAAGCAGCTTGACGCAATGAAGCATCATCAAGCAAAACACCGTAAGCGCGTAGAGGCTCAGCTTCGCCACGGAGTGCCGATCCGATTGCGTTGATGGCTTGTTCTGGAGAAGTATTATTAAATGATGCTAAGTCAGATGATAACTTGACAAAGTCGATGGAAAACTTAGAAAGGTCTTTGCCTGATAATCCAGCTGCTTTACCGAATGTTGCAAAAGTAGCGGCTGCGTCTAAGGCTTGTTGCTTGGTTTGTCCAAGGGATGAGGCAGCGCCATCGGCAAACTTTTCAATATCCTTGGCTGATTCGCCAAACAGGACACCAACCTTAGAAATAGTTTCAGATAGATCAGAAGCAGCTTTAACTGCATCGATACCAATCTTGACTGCAAAGGCACCCGCTGCAGCTGCTGCTGCTGCGAATGCTACTCCGGCTTTCTTACCAAAATCACTTAGTTTGCTTGCAGATGATTCGACATCGCCATTGGCTTGCTTTAACTTTTTATTAAGATCATCAACGTCAGCAAGAATCGAGAGTTTAAGGGTTCTATTACCTGCCATTAGTCCCACTCCTTCAAAATGCGGTCAAACGCTGTTTCCCACTTCCGGATCAGCTCCGGTTGGATCTGACGCAAAGTTGGATAAATGAAATATCCAGAGTTGCCTCTGCCACGATTAGGAGTGCGGTTTGGAAACTGCTTAAAGCGATTCGAACCAAACTCCATACCGTAAAGTAAATCTAAAGTACTACCGCCACCAGAAAACTTTTGACGAGCAAAGCCGTAACTAAACTCACCAATCTTTGATGACTTGCTAATTACCACTCCGTCAGCAATACGGCGAGCAGCAGTCCCTGAAACCTGACGAGTCGCTGCTGTTTGCTTAATCTTGTCAGCAGCAAACTCAGCAAGTGCAGAACTTTCCTTTTTAGCAGCTTGGACGGCTTCATCGTCCATAGCCTTGAAAGCCCTGGTAATACCGCGTAGATCTGATTTGTCATAAGCGATCTTGACTTCATCTGCCATCCGATCGCTCCTTAATAATCTCTATTGCGGTTAATACATCCTCTGCCGTATCCCAGTATTGCATTGGTATCCCCGTCTCTATTGCTAGATTGACGAGGATCCTGCCTATGCTTCCTGGCTGGTGGCTTTTGGGGTATCGTCTCCAACAGTTACATCGGCAACTGTTTCAGACCAGATTTCAAAAGACTTTGTAGGCTTTCCAGCATTCTCACGCTTGTGAGCGTTGTAAGCCAGAAACATAAGATCCCACATACCAATCTTGTCGGTTGCTTGTGAGATCGTATGTCCGGTCGCCTTTTCCCATTTAGCCCACTCAGGTGGCTGCGCATAGTATGTTGCTTCGTCGCCTGAGTTATATTGAATTGTTATTCCAAGTTTCATCTTTGCTCCCGTTTGTTAGATGTTAAGCTGAGAATGTATCGGCTGGTGTGCCGACGACTGTAAGTGTCCAAGAGTCAGTCTGAGCGCCTGGGGCAGCTCCGCCAACAGTTGGGAATACAGGTAGGACGTTGCAAGCAAATACAGCGCCTGTTGCAGCTGTTAGTGATACTGCAAGAGTTGTGTTTGGTGCTGTATCAGCAGCAGACCACATTGCTTCGAATAGTGATGATGATGCACCCCAGTCAGCAAGTAACTCTACGTTTAGAGTCCACTGATCATCGGTATGCTTGTAAGCCTTGCCGTCCAATGTCTGAAAAACATCGATCGTTGGGCTGTTTACGAGTGTGACGCTAGTTGTCTGCGCATCATAGTTAGTTGATGCGATAGTCAGAATTAGGTCGCGACCCGTGATAACTGTTGTTGCCATTGGGTTTCTCCTTATGCCGTCTGCGTGTACCAGGTGGACACGCGTATGTCCGCGACTAGCAAGTTACTAGCGCCTACTTGTGTAAC